AATCAAACGCCGCTTGCCGAGCTTCAATACGACGTATCTGTGGTTTATCGAACAATGTGGGACCCGGTGATTACCGATGACTTGTTGGAAATCGATGTGTCAACCGGTGTTAAATCCGATGACACGCAAGACGCAATGAATCAGCGTCTACAGGTGCAGGCGAAATACAGCTTTGCTCCGACTACTACGCAGCGCAAGCCGTCGCGCTTCGCTCGATACGCTTCGGAATTGAAAGCCCTACAAGCAAAGGATCGGTGACATGGCAACAGTAACGATACAGGCGAAGGTTGAAACAGCGCCGTTGGCAGAGCGCGGCAAAAGGGCCAAGGCGAGGCTTGCTGCGATTGCAGCGGCAAAGCCAGCCAGCAGTCATGGCATCCGAGTCGAGCCAGCAAGCGATGCACTGCGCCGTGTTCTGAAGCATCCAAGGGCCGGTGCGTTCCGCTCAAGCGGAAGCATGGTGTGGCCGAATGATCGCTTCACGCACAAGCGTTTGCTAGACGGCGACATAAAGCGCGTCGAGGAAGAAAAGAAAGCCGACAAGCCAGCAACATCGGCCGCTACGTCGCAAACCTAAACACTTTCAGTTTTACAAACCTACTGAACGACCGGCTCGCCTCGCGTGGGCCGGAATAACCGCGCTCGCGCGAAACAAGCAAAGGAGATATGCGCTATGCCCATAAGCTTTAACCAAATTCCGGCTGGACCACTTCTCAAGGTCCCGCTTTATTGGGTCGAAATCGATCCGTCGCAGGCCGGACTTCCGAACATCAACTATCGTGCGTTGTTGTTCGGCACCATGATCGCGACCGGCGACGGAGTGCCTGATGTTCCGATTCCAATCGGATCGCAGGCGCAAGCCAATCAGCATTTTGGCATGGGCTCAGAACTTGCCAGAATGTTTCAAGCGTTCTATGCCAACAACTTCGCAAACGAGGTGTGGGGACTTCCGCTCGCGGAGCCAGTTGGCGCGTCGGCAGCGACCGGAACTATCACGATCACTGCCCCACCGACAGCGGCCGGGACAATTCACCTGTATATCGCTGGCACCTACGTTCCGGTGAATATCCTTACGACCGATGCGATCAGTGATATCGCGACAGCTATCAATGACGCGATCAACACTGACGACACGTTGCCGGTGACTTCTACGGTTGCGGCCGGTGTTGTCACAATGACGAGCATTTGGAAAGGCGTTGGTGGGAACGAAATCAACGTCATGATAAACTACTACGGTGCTCGTGGTGGCCAGCAAACACCGGTTGGACTTGGGATCACGTTGCCGCAGGGAACGGGAACAACGGGGACCGGCACCGGAACTAGCACTGGCACGACGAACCTCACAATCAGCGGTACAGTAACTGGCACGATTGTTTCGGGGGCTGCGGTGACGGGGACTGGTGTGCCAACAGGCACTACGATCCGAAGTCAAACGTCAGGAACGCCGGGTGGTGCTGGCGTTTACGTCACTAACCAACTCACGACGCTGGCCGGTGTCGCGCTAACCTTTACCGGAGTAGCACCACCAGCAGGTTTCCTGCATGGCGGTGTTGGAACCCCGCCGTTGACGAACGCCATCACGAACATGGGCGAGGAACCGTTTGAATACCTCGCTGTGCCGTGGACCGATTCGAACACGTTGTTCGAAATCGATCAGCAAATGGGGTTCACCGACGAAGGAAGGTGGGGCTGGCAGAGAGAACTTTTCGGCCACGCATTTTTTGCAAAACGTGGGGCCTACTCTGACTTGCTCTTGTTCGGTGAGACCAACAACAGCGGCGTAGAGTCGATCATGGCGTTCGAAGTTGCGTCACCGTCGCCAGCGTTCGAATGGGCGGCGGCGTATGCAGCCAAAGCACAGCGCGCCTTGATCAACGATCCGGCACGTCCGCTGCAATCGCTGTCTCTTAATCAAATCAAGCTCGCTCCGCTTCACCAACGCTTTGATTTTGTCGAAATCAATTCGCTGGCAAGCACCGGGCTCGCGATTCAGAAGGCAGGTTCCGACAATCAACCGATGATCGCCCGAGAACAGACGACCTATCAGTTGAATCTCTACGGTCAGAGTTTGCATTAAAGCTCCTTTGTCGAGCAATCGGCATCGATAACCGGGTGAATTCGGGGAACAGCCAGAACGGCCAATCCCGAGCCAAGCTGCCGAAAGGCAGAAGGTGTAACGACTAGGCGAAAGCCGTAGGTCCAAGCGGACCGAAGCCCCCGGCATCCCAAGTGGATGATGATATAGTCTGTTCTGCATGGGAACATGCAGCAGCGAAAGCGGTGACGGACCAGCGACCCGTCACGAACATCAAAGGACGATGCTTACGAGTTGGTGACAACGTTGGCGACACTCGCCAAGCTTCTGCGCAATCAGAAGGCAGCAATCACCAGCAAGTTCCCGCGTCACAAGCTCGCAGACGACGGGACGAAATTCGGCCCCGGACAGGCAATCGTTACGCCGGGGATCATCAAGTCCGAACTGGTGTCGCAATATCGCCAGGACGAATACAACGGGCTGGTGGAAAACACGAACGCGTTCAAAGCGCACTTGTTGGTCGAGAGAGACCCCAACGATCCAAATCGGGTTAACGTCTTGTATCCGCCAGACCTCGTGAATCAATTGCGCATCTTTGCCGTGCTCGCGCAGTTCCGTCTCCAGTACGACCGTGGCGTTGACACAGCAATTATCGGTCCAGCCACTGGACCGTTCAACGCCGCCAACGCGTCGCCCTAGCTCGTAAGGCGCATCTGACTTGAGCACCCGGCCAGTCGCCGGGTGCTTCCTTCTATCGACCATCCCAAAAAACGGAGTACAGCCTATGGCACAGCGTATCGCTGGAATTGCCTTCCTTATTATCGACGGCAACCAACTCGCCTTGCGCGGCAACTTCACAGTGTCGCCAAGCGCGGTCGAGCGCACGATGCTCGCAGGCCAGGACGGAGTCCACGGCTATCAGGAACTTCCTCGCGTTCCGTGGATTGAGGGCGATCTTAGTACAATCCCTGGTTTGCTGCTGGAAGACTTGGAAGCCGAGACCAACGTGACTGTCGTCGCGCAACTCGCGAACGGGATGCAATACACGCTTGGCGGCGCAACCTGCAAAGCAGGCTTCGAAGCCAACACTCGCGACGGTCAAGTGAAAGTCCGTTGGGAAGGTTTATTTTGTGAGGAAATCACATTATAATCAGATACTTAGCAAGAACTGTGAGGGGTCACCTTGCCCTCGCGAAGTCACCGAAAAAACGCTTGGCGGCGTCAAAATAAGCATCTGCCGCTTCGTCTGCGGTGGCGAAGCTGCCAAGGTGCATCGTTGTATCTTCGACGGTGATACGGGCGTAATAGCGGGACGAATCTTTCTTGCAATAAACGCCTTTGGGAAGCGCTTTGTTGCGCCATCTGCGCGCGTTGGCTGCGTTCTGGCCACGAGTGGCTTCACGCAAGTTTGCCCAACGGTTGTCTGTTGGGTTGCCGTTGATGTGGTCAATATCGGCGGCTGGCCATTGGCCTGTCATATAGAAGAATGCCAAGCGGCTGGCTTGATAGAGCTTTCCGTCAATTTTGATTTCCAGGTTGCCACGACGTTTTGGCGTACCGGCACGAGTACCGGCCGGAACGCGCCCGTTGGACTGCACTCGCCAAGAGAACAGCCCGGTTTTCGGGTCATAGCGAAGCAATTCGCGCAAGCGATCTTGGCCAAACATATCAGGAGCACATAAGCATGAACGTCAAACCACGACAAATTCGCGAAGGTTTTGTTGACGACAAAACACCGGCACCGACACCGACACCGGCATTAGAATCGCCAATGCCGTCGCCTGACGATCCGATGGTTGAACCATTAGAGCCAGAAATCGTCATCGAAAAATGGCCGATCAAGGTCAGGTTGCTCTATCGCTCGATCCGCACTGACAAGGACGACGCGCTGCGCGAGCTTACATTCCGCGAGCCGCGCGGCGGCGATATCAACCGTTATGGTAATCCGGTGCGCGTTACTCAGGATGGAGAAGTGGTCATCGATGACAAGAAGATGACGATGATCATGGCCGCACTGTCTGGCATCAACTATCCATACCTTGAGGCAATGGACCCGCGAGATTGGAACTCGTGCGCGTATCGGCTCCGCAGTTTTTTTCTGCCCGATCCTCGCTCCTGGTAGGAAACGACGAGGATATAATTTTGGATTGCTATCGGTTGGCGCGCTGGTATCACCAAGCGCCGGACTACTTTCTCAACATGCCGTTAAGCGAAGTGCATCTGCATTTGAAGCGGACGGCACAGCTTGCGCGCATCATGCTGGCGGAAGCGGCGGAAAGCGATGGCGACTGAAGACCAGGAACTCGTTCTTGTAGTCAATCTGACCGACAACGCGTCAGAACAACTCAAGGCGATTCGCAGGGAACTGATGTTGGCGGCCGTTGGTGCGAGGCGGTTGCGACCGGCCGAAGCTACCAAGCGATTACAACAATTAGGACAGGAGAGCGAAAGATTCGGATCACAAATCCGAGGCATGGCTGACTCGATTCAGGAAATGCTCGGGTCCATTCCTGTGCTAGGAACTCAGCTACGATTTTTGAATGAAGATATTGAAAAACTCGTTGCTAAGATTCCAGCGCCAGGACGATATGCATTTTTTGCCGCTGGTGCTGTCGCGGCGGCTGGTGTCGCTGTGCGTTCCGTGGCGCAAAGCATGGGCGCGTTTTCACGTAATGCCCTTGCTTTCAAATATCTTGCTGATCGCGCCGGTCTTCTTCCTGGTGTATTTGCGCAACTGAGCGAGCAACTAGAACAATCTGGATCGGAAGAAGACGCGCGTTCAACCATGAGCGGTTTTGCCGAAGTCATGCAGAACGCGCGCAACCAGGATAGACGAGCGGAGGCGCTTCGCACCGGTCTGGAAAATCGTATTGGTCG